GAGAGTGTGATGTTAAACCACGCTGAGATTGAACAACCTTGGCAACATTATATAAATGTTTCCATGGCGGTCTAACCTTGTACTCTTGTCTGATTTCACCTTTCTTGGTGACAGGCAGGTACTTTTCAGCTGTGTAGCTTAAGATCATTTGTGAGTTTATTAAACCAAAATGTCTTGAAACATAACACTTCCCAATAGATGGTTTGAGTCCAATCGAGGTTGCTTCGATTTTCCACTTATGGTATAATGGATCCTTTAATCCTGTAACGGGAAAGAGAATATCATCTCCATTTATAAAAAGTGGAGGTTTATTCCCTTCCTTCAACCAATAAGTTATGTCTTTATTGCCAGTAACACGAGCCCAGGCTCTTGCCCAGGTTGTGAAATTGGCTAGACATAATATTGGAAATGACAAGAGAGATCCCATTAATTGTCCACGTGTTTGGAGGATTGAGTCAAGACCTGTCCAAGAAGGATAATGAATTTTATGTTGTCCACCTTCCCATTTAAACCAATCAACTAGTGATTTTGGAATATAATGGGATAGTGTATCAACAGCTGTTGCCATGATATCTAAATGAAAGTTATCAGTGGCAGCTTCATAATCCCCTGAGACAAGGTATTTACCTCGATTGAGGAGCCGCTCAAGATCAATATCAGGTGAATTGGTGAGATCGAAAACAGGGAACTTCTTTAAAGTTCTCCATAAAGCCATTTGCACAGGTTTTAAGACCCATGTATTTGGCTCATTTTTTGTTATCAATCTTACCTTCAAAGGCTCAGCTATGGCATGTGCTTCACATTCTGCAAACCTCGCTGGAGGTTTCGATGGAAAGTAATAGCCATAACCTAGGTTACCAAATTCACCATCGATAACTGGTTGGAAGATCTTTCCATTACGGTTATCGAAATCAAGTAAGGTTTGTTGTGTTAGGAACTTAGCAATTTCTTGATAAGTCCCTTGACAGTAATCCACTTGAGTGAATCTTGGCATTCTGGACCCAAAAGCTTGTTCCATAGATCGTGGAAAATGATTCACGATTTCTGGTTCAGTTTCTTGACTCCAGACATGTTTTACACAGGTATATAACCACTTATTATCCACACGATTACGTGTAAGAGTATAAGTCGGTGATAACCTTCGTAAAACTGCACTAGGTTGAGCCATCTTCTGATATCCATAGATCTGATGATGGGATATTGCTCCATTGGTTGAGATAAAAAGGAAATTGGAATTAAATTTTGTTCCTTTCTCCCTTAAATCCGCCATTGGAAGCACATAATCTTGATCAGAACAGATCTGAATAAGGGCTCCCATGTCATCTTGTTGTCGTTCATTTATACAACCGAAATCGTCAATCGAGGCAATGAGTTGGTTCTTGTAACCATCCCAATGATCACAAAGGACTGATCGGTTATACATATATGAAGAACGATCTCCACGAAATCCAAAGCTCTCAGCAATTTGACGAGAAACCTCGTTAATTATGAGTGACTTTCCGATTCCAGGAGGTCCTTCTATATGAACAACAACAGGATCACGCCGTTCGATAATTCGTTGACGGAATCCCTTAGGTCTAAATTGATCTTTGAGGGCCTCAAAGAGTCCCCCTTCTGACCTTTTATGACCAAGGTATCCGGAACGACCAGGTGTCCGAGTGTTACTGAAGTTTTCCTTCTTTAACTCTTCTCCAAAAAACCTCAGAACTTCCTTGAAATCATCAAGGAATTCCCGAGGAGACTCTCCAACAGACGAGAGAGTCTTCCTATGTTTCTCATAGGCTTTCTTTATCATCCCTTGTGGAACTGGACTTGCCAGTCCTTTACACATTAGGAGATCTTGGAGAAAGGCTAACAACAAAACAGGTCTTGTAGCTTGTGTCTTTCGACACCAGTCTTCGACCTCTTTTGGTATAACCTGAGGAACACTTTCATGACCTTCAGGCATCTCATGCTGTTTCGTTTTCTTCGAGAAGAAACAACATATTGAGAGCTTGAAGGTCTTTGCCATATCCTCCAAAGGTACATCACAAAGAACTTTTCTTAGGTATTCTTTGAATTGTACCCTTGGTATAAAGGGACATACAGAATGTATTTTACAAACTGTATGAAGGCAACGAGAAAACCCATCGAGTTGCTCATCTCGATGTCTTTTCTCAGACGTAAACTGCTTGTCCTCTGCGGAGGAACGGAGTAGTTTAGTGCTTGAAGAAGTCAGTAAGTGGATCTCTACTTCCTGGCGGACCAAGCCAAGTCATAGGACTTCTCTAACGAACATTAAAGGTTCCCTC